GGGCCTCATCCACCGTGATGGCCTGCGAGAAGAAGTAAAAGCCGAACAGCTTTCCGCTTGTTTTCGCCCCCGCAAGGTTGGCATCGTACTGCTCGTCCTTCATCAGTTTTCCGGTGCCGTAGCCGCGATAGCCGATGCGAACAATGGCGCGGTAGGGAACCTTTGCCCAGTCGATGACGCCCTGATGGTAGGATACATCAATCAGCACTTCCTCGCCGCTGGGCTGTGTAGCGTTTGCGGGTTTTTCCACAGCGTGTTCTCCGGTCCGGTAAGTAAACACCTGCCCGCTTGCCGTGGTGAAATCGCTGTCCAGCCACACCAGCGGATTCGTGCGGCTGCCGTTCAGGATCACTTCAAAGTGCAGATGCGCTCCGAACACATTTCCGGTCGTGCCGCTATAGCCGATGAGGTCACCCTCTTTGACCTGCTGGCCCAGTTTAACGCAATAGCTGCTCAGGTGCGCATATCGGGTCTGCAGGGGCTTTCCTTCGTAGGGCGCGTGCTTGATGCGCACCATTGTGCCATAGCTCTGCATCCCGGTTTTGGTGTGGCCGTCCCAGTCCTGCACCTGATCTACGGTGCCATCCTCGGCAGCGTATACCGGCTGTGTGCTGGTATTGCCGAGCTGCGTGCGCAGGTCGATGGCCCGGTGCAGGCTGCCATCGTTGTAAAACCATCCTTGTGTGATGATGTGCTGGGCCAGAGGCCACGCCAGCAACACCTCACCATTTGAAAGTCTCATATTCTCAGCCCTCCTTTACCTGCGCAGCGGTTACCTTGGCCATCTCCGCATCAAACTCTTGTGCAGCTGTAGCTAATTCCGTTTCCAGCGCGTTGATTTTGCCGCGCCACTCCTCGCGCTGCTGGCGGATGGGCTCGTACTCCTCGGCGCTCATAACGCCATCGGCGTGTTTCAGAGCCTTATAGTCGGTATCGGTCAGCAGGCTTTTAAGGGCGGTGATTTCGGCATTGATGGTGTCGATGCGTTCAAGAGATTTTTCCATTGAATGTGCCTCGCTTTCGATTTTCGTTTTGATTTTATCTTCCACGGCATGATGCCGTAGAGCTTATAGAACAGCAAATCGGTGCAATGAACAGAACGGCGGGCCTGCTTTTTGAAAAGCGACCCGCGCCACGACATATAAGAGGTGAGAATCTGTTCCATCGTCATCAGTCCCGCTTGCAGGAAATTGAAAAACTTCTTGATTTTGCGGCGCTCCCGGATGACGCTCTCGCGGCAAGGCTGCTGTAATACCTTGCCGTTGGGTAACAGGGTGAATTTGGTCTTTAGGTAGGTAAAACCTCGGCGCAGCTTGACTATCTGCGTCTTTTTGGGATTCGGGATAATGCCCTTTTCGGCGAACAGCCCAAACAGCAGGCGGCGAAATTCTATCAACGCATCTTTCGATTTGTTGATGATGTAGGAATCGTCCATATAACGGGCGAACCACCGCTGCCGCCACTGGTCTTTGATGGTGTGGTCAATGCTGTTTGGGTAGGCGATAGCAAAAATTTGACCATCCTCCGGGCCGATATACAGACCATTTTCTTTTGTCGGCTGGCCGTATTTGATGCGTTCAAGATTCGGCGCGTCAACAAAATTTTTCGCCAGAGCATTGAGCCGCTGATCGAGGATATGGCGGTCGATCACATTGCGCTTGAGATTATCCAGATTGATGTTGTCGAAAAAGGCGCGGTAGTCGATGAGCAGGATGTACCCGTCATTGCCGCCTGTTTCGCGGTAGAACTCATGCAGATGCACAGCGCACCGTTTGACTGCAAAGCTGATGCCCTTGCCCTCAAGGCTTGCGCCGTTGTCATAGATCAGATTGCTGGACAGAATCGGCACCAGAGCATTTGTGCAGGCAGACCGGCGTACAACACGCTCAGAGTAGTGCAGGCTGTGGATAGCTCGCTTTTTGCCGCGCTCCACAATCCCAAAATGATAAAACCCTCTGCGGGTGTCGCCACCGCGCATGAGGGTTTTGTGGATTTTGATTGAATTTTTGAAATAACGGGCATTGTATCGGGCAACGCTGGCTTTCCACATAACGCCTTTGCGGGCGTTATAGTTGGCATCGACCAGCGAGGATACATCTGCCACCCGGTCAAAATTATCGTACTGTGCTATTCGTGCGCGGTGCTTGGCCTGCCGTGCCGCCTTACGGCGCTGATAGCGGGCCTCGTGCCGCTCTTGTGATGTCATCTCGGAATGTACCTCGCAAAGTGTTATTGTAGGGGCGCTGTTGTGTACTTCTTTGCGATAACAGCCATGAAACCCGGTACTCGGCCATCTGCCGTGTGGCGCACGGTAGTTTAGCCTGTTGTCGCCGTCGCGGGCCATGCAAGAAGCGTCCGGCTGATCGCGTCAAGATACTTATTTACCCGCTACTGCGGGAGGGTCGATAACTCCTTCCAATGATGATAAGGCTCGAATTTCGGTCTGCCTATTGATTAGCCCGGCAGACCTACTTTAATACTGGCCGAGGATTCTCGTTGGAATCAGACGGGCGCGGACAGCCACGTGTTGGAGGCGTTGTTGTTGTTCGCATTGCCGTTGTTGTTCACATTGCAGAAGTTGGAGGAGTTGCCGGAGTTAGGGGTAAGCTCCCACCAGTTGTTACGGCTCTTTTATACAGCTATCGACCCGATGGCGGTCAACGGGGATAATGATGATAGTTTATCCCTGCCGCCTGTGCGGCCATCACGCTTGAATCATTTACAACGGGCACCATAGGCGGCGCATTGGGTGTGTAGGTGGTCTGCGGTGGTGTCTGATACCGGGCATCTCCATTCGGCAGGGATGCTTTCGGTTTGAATTTTGCGGTGTCCGGGAATTTCGTATTATGCCGCCAGTCTTTCAACAGCGTTTCCTCACGCTCTAACAGGGTGCCAATGTAAACCAACTGCGCGGGCAGTTCCTTTTGTGGTGCAATGCCCATGTCAAGCCCAGTGTTCAGCCGGGAGAAATGAAACTCATCCATGATGAATTGCAAGCGGTCAAACAGGGCCTCACAGTCGGCCACAGCTTGCGCCTGCAATTCCTTGCGGCGGTGCAAAAGCTCGTGGTCAAGTTTGCCGCCACTGTACGGATAGATACCGTTCGCGGCGATGATGTGTTCCATCATCGTGTTCAGCAGATTCACGGTAGGATAGGCGAGAATGGGTCGCCACTTTTTGGGAATGTACTTTTCCTGCATCACAAAGCCGGAAAGGGCACAGCGCAATTCAGTGGCGTTTTTATAAAACTCCATTTCGGAGATGCTGCGGAATCGGGATAATACGTTACTCATGGTTCACCTGATGCCGCGCCCACAAGGGGCGCGGGGATATTAGTAGGAGATTTACGAGATTCGGAAGCAGACGGGCGCGGACAGCCACGTGCCGGAGGCGTTGCTGCCGTTCGCATAGCCGCTGGCGTTCACATTGCAGAAGTTGGAGGAGTTGCCGGAGTAAGGGGTAAGCTCCCACCAGTTGGAACGGCCACCACCATCACCGATGCCCTTGATACGGTTCATGTTGTGGGCAAAGATGGGGTACTGGACAAACCCGCCGTTGGGGCATCCGTTGCCGCCCCAAACAGGAGCGCCGCAGACCTCCATCTCGGTAGGCACCCACAGATTGCCGAGGTTCGTCCACGACCAGCTATTGTCGCTGTTCAGCAGACCGCTGGCCGAGTAGCGCTCACCCAGCAAGGCGCGTTTGTTGGCAATAACAGCCTTGAGTTCGGCGGGCAGGAAGTAGTATACGCCGCCCTGACTGTAATCCACCTGTTTAACGGCGGGGTCTTTGCCCGTGCCGTTGGGCACCCGCATCTTGAGGGAGTTCAGGAACGCATAAAGATGGGAGCACAGCCACGGGTGCTTGTCGCCCTTGCCGGTCACGGTGATGTTGTTCGTGCCAGCGGCGGGGGCCTCATCGAATGTGACGGTAAAGGTGGATGCGTCATAGGTATAGCCGGTGACCTGATCGCTGCCCACAATGATGTTGTCGATGCTGTCCATCTGTTTCGTCAGCACAAACTCGGTCTTGCTGCCATCGCCAGACAGCTTTTCCACGGGAATCAGGCCGTTGTTGAAGTTGGCGAGATTGTACTGGATATAGGTGGGCCACAGGTCTTTGGAGATAAAGTCGATGTGGTGGCCGACCTGCTGATCGCCGTACTTGTAGTAGGTGTCGATGCCCGCCACGACAGCCACGATGCGGGTCTTGGCGCTGTTCGTGCAGTTGAACGGGATGTAGTCGCCCACATGGATGCCGTAGAAGTTCCCAGCCTTGATGCGGGCCTGAATCCACTTCCACACACTGGTGTAGCCCTTGATTTCCTCCGCGAAATTCAGGCTCAAATCCATGCCGGGGTAGCACTGGTCGGTGTTCATGCCGAGGAAAAAGCCCTGATCGCCGGTTGCGGGGTCAAGGATGTTGTCGATAAAAACTTTGTTTGCCATAGGTGTTGCACCTCCGATTAGTAGTTGAATTTCACAGTCGTTTTATCGAACGTGAACGACTTTGCCATCTGGGCGGTTTTGGTCTTGCCGTCCTGCAGGTCGGCTTTGGTAGCCGGGTCAATCCCGGAATCGGACAGGGAGCCGTCAGCGGTCAGCGCGGCGAGGTTTCCCGCCTTGCTGGGTTTGGCCTTAACGGCTACATTGGCCCCGGCCTTGCCGCTGTCCGCGAGGTTGCCGTTGGCATCCAGAGCCGCAAGGTTGCCCGCTTTGCTGGGCTTTTTCTTGTCGGCCTTGCCGCTCAGGTCGATGCTCCCGGCCAGCTTTTTTGCATAGCATTTGGCATCCTCGCTGAAAATGAGGGCGATGCGCACTACATCAGAAAGTTGCATGATGCCGCCTCCTTACTGGCCGATGAACTGACCCGTTTCACCGGCAATGTAGATTTTGTGCTTGGCATCCTCAGCCAGCACATAAATCAGGCTGAACGGGGCGAAAACTTCGCTCTCGCTCATGCCGATAATGCCCTCGCCGGTGGTGGGCAGATTTTCGGGTTCTGTGTCGGCAATAATCATCGCCTCGACCAACTGCTTGCCGGTCTTGGGGTCAGTGCCTACGGGTTTGGTGTTGACACAACGCATTAAATTGTCCTCCTATAGTTTATTTCGACTTTGCAATGCTGAATTGCACAGTACCGTTGGAAAACTGCACATCCACGTCGCCAGCCGCAGTCTCCAGCACGATTTTGCCAGTTTCGTCAATAGACTTCACCCGCAAAATCTGCCCAACCACAGGATTAGCTGGGTTATCCAGCTTATCTTTCTTTAGCTGACTAACGGCTTTAGTATTCTCGGCAATCCGCTCCATAGAATCCTTGATGCCCTTGGCCGTGTTATCAGCATCCTTGGCGCTCTTGGCGGCTGCGCCTGCGCTGTTGGCCGCATCCTCGGCGCTCTTGGCGGCAGCGGCGGCGTCTCTCTGCGCGGCTGCCGCGTTCTGCTGGGCGGCTGCCGCGTTCTGCTGGGCGGCTGCCGTGATGGACTGGATGTGCGCCAGCAGGTCTTGCCCGCCGATGTTCTGGACGGTGGCCTCGATGCCATTGGCAACATCGCCCGCGCCCAGCTTGCTGTGCCATTCCTGCAGGATATTGCCCGCTGCATCCACGCGCACGGCGCAGACAGCAAAGTGCATCGTGCCCTTGTACGCCATCGGTGCCGCGCCTACGATCCAGTCAAATTCGATATTGCCTGCATCGGCAACAATGCCATCGATCAGGTCGGCGCAGAGCTCTTTGCCTGCATTTTCGCAGCTGACTTTCCAAGAAAAGCCCTGCGTGAGGTCGGTGCCATCTACGGTGCGTCCCTCGATGCGAATGTGCTTGACCTCGACCTTGCGCTCACCGGCCACACCGAAAGCGCGTTCTGCCTCGGGGACTGTAATTTCTCGCGTCTCGGCGTTGATTACGATTGGTTCTGCCATGGTTTCACCTCTTATCAATAATAGGCAAGAATAAAGCGAACGCTCGCATCGGACGCGCATTGCGCCCAATACTGGCTCCCGCTGTTTATGCCCGCGCCCTGTAAAATGTTGTCAGAGGCATACTGACTCCCGGCATATTGAACACCAACCAGTGTACCGCCGCTGAAACCGAAGAAGTTTTGCCCTCCATGGCAGCTTTGCCACACCTCTGTTGTCTTTATGCCTTTTGCGCTGATTTCGTTTCCGTTGTAAAACCCACGGGGCAGTTGCACTTTGCCTCCGGGGGAGAGCGTATAAGTTTGACCGGTTTTGTCCGGGATGTTGCCCGCCACAATGCTGTGTGCGTCATTGGCGTAGCCGCTGCTCCCCTCCAGCATCTTGTCTGCGGTGACATTGCCTGTCAGCGTGAGCGTGCCCTCTTTGATGGTCTTGCCGCCCGCGTAGAACTTATTCCCTGCCAGCACATTGTCCTCGGTGGCGGTGGCGAGTGCCAGCTTCGTGGTGCTGAGGCCACCGCCGCCGTTAAAATTTAGCTGCGTTCCATCGTAGAAAAACAGCACCCATCTGCCCTTGACGATGGTGTCTCCGTCCACTGCGTCTGCGCCACAATAGGCCGGAACCACTGCGCCATTGACCGTGAAGCTGTCGCCTGCCGCCCAAGACGCGGGAATCTTGCAACGGCCTACTGCGCCGTTGCCGACCAGCGCATATACACCGTTTTTCTTCTCGCAGGTGTATGGCTGCACAGTCACATCGCTGCCGCCTGCGCCTGTGGGGTCCAGCTCGGTGAATCCCGCCGCCACACGGCGTTCCAGATCGTTCATCGTGTCGGCATCGAAGGCATCGCCATCTTCCATGATGATGCCCTCGGAGCGGGAAACATCGTACTCGCCATCGTTGCCGGTCGGGGTCAGCTTGCGCCGAGCGGGGTGTTCGCTCTGGCGGTTGATCCAAGTCTTTTTCTCGTACATCAGATCACTCCAATCGTCTGTCCGGCGCAGATTTCGCCGGTGTAGCTGCGTTGTGCGTTTCTGCGCCAGAGCTCGTACATGCTCCACTGCACCTGTTCCATCGTGTTGATGTCGCTGTACAGGGTGCTGGGCGCCTCGGGCAGGGCTGGTGTTCCCGGCAGGGTGTGGTAGGCATCGCGCAGAGTCTGAATGTTTTGCAGGATGCGTTCCATCTCGCTGCGTGTCAGCAGGTCGGTCGGGGTCCATGTCTTGGTCTGGATTTTAGGCCCCAGCAGTTCTGCCAGATAAGCGGAGTTGCCCTCCAGCCGGTTCAGCAGTGCCGCGTTGATATAGCACTTATCCGCGCCTGCGGACACATCCGCTTTGGTGCGGTCGTAGATTGGCTGCTGCCACATCAGATCAGGCTCCTTTCTCCGGCATGGATTTCGCCAGCATAAGCGCCAGCGTTGCTGGTAAGTCTGCGCCCGATGACCTTGGCGTCTGCCAAAAAGCCACCGGTCAAATCAAACTCCAGCTTTGTGAGCACCCCTCGCACCATTTCGCCGCCAAAGCTCTGAATGATGAGCCTGTCGGCCAGCTTTTCATCGCCTGCGACCATGGAGAAGTTCTGCTCGTATCGCTGTGCGTAATGCTCCAGCACCCGCACGGCCACGGCTTCTGCGCGGCCCGGGCCTACCAGCGTGGCATCTGTCACGGTCAGTTCATTGTCCTGCGCATTGGGCGGCAGGTTCGCCGCTGTGCGCCTCAGGACGACCGTGCTGTCAGTGTATTTGCGGCCTGTGACACAGACCTCGCCCGCCTTGGCGACCGTCAGGGTGCAGAGGTTGACGCCGCTCTCGGTGAGCTCTGCGCCTGTGACGGTCAGGCTGTCCACGACTGCCGGGGCGTTGAAGGTCACCCGATAGATGCCCGGGTCGAGGGTATCTCTGTACAGCTCCTCGGTGGTCTCTCCCGGCAAGTATCGGTGGGCGGTCACGGCCACAGCGGTAATCAGCGGATTGAGCGTTACCTTGCTGCCGTCCTGCAGCTTGCGGTCGTAGGTAATCATGCCGCTGGCCTTGGACGGCGCAGGGGCGATGCGTATAAGTTCGCCTCGACTGCAATCGACCACAGCGCCTATGGCAAATGCGAGCTGCTGCAGGGCCTCTCTGCGCGTCCCTGCGGCGATGTATCCCTGCACTCGCTCTGCGGCCAGACTCTCGTCCAAGGTGTAGCTGTACCCTGTCAGGATCGCCTCTGCGAGCTCTGCTGCGGTGGTGTTGTAGATGCCCCCATCGAACGGTGCGCCGTCCAGCAGACCTATGGCATCGACGGCCGAAAAGTCCGCCAGCGTGTCGCCGCTGTTGCTCCAGTCGGAGAGATAAAATGTGCCCATGCAATAACTCACGCTGCCTGTGCTGCGTGCGTCCTGCTTGACATCCTCCCAGACCGTGAATTTCTGCTTATGCTGCAGAACATCAAAGTAACCCTCGGGATTCAAGATGGAAAAGCGGCCCTCTTTGTTGTACAGCGATACATTCAGCGTGTTGATGCTGATCTCGGAGCTGAGGGGGTCGCATTCCTCCAGAACATGGGCCTCCACGATTTCGTGACCGCTAAAATGCAGGTAGACACCGTAATCAATGCCCGCCAGCTTGAGGTATCGCCCCGGGTGGTTTGTCTCAAGAAAATGAATGCGAATACGGCGGTAATTCTCTACCTTCTTGGCGCAGTAATAATCCACCGAGTCCGGGTAGAAAAGCGCCGTAGAGATAAGCCCTCCGTCTTGGCTGAACCACTGGATTTTGATGCGGCTGGCCCAGTCCTCTGTCGGGCTGTAAAAATGCAGCGTGAGGCCGCTGCTGCTGTGGTCTTGCGTGAATGTGATGTCCAACACAGGCGGGTCGGCAAACACGCCGATCTTGTCGCTCTGCGTGGTGCTCCAAAGCCCCCAGAAATACTGCTCGGGCACCTCCGGGAAGAAGGAAAAGCTGCCATCCATGAGCCACTGCTCGCTTTCCAGTGTGCCGTATTTGTTTTGGCTCGGTACGCTTTCCAGCAACAGGTCACGGCCCAGATTGCAAAAAGGCTTTGCGGTCGTGCAGCTCGGGGCGCTGTCGCCTCTGGCGGTGACATCGTAAAGGCCGAACTCCACGCGCGTATTGGTTCTCATCGGGGCTGGCCCTCCTTAAAATCTGGCGGGGGTCTTGGCGATGAAGTTGATCGTCAGCCCTTTCCAGTAATTGGCTTTTCCTCGCTGCAGGAGCAGTTCATCTCCGATGTTTGAGAAATACGCCGTAAAGGTATAGTCTCCGTCCGTGCCCGGGACCGTGACCGTGTGGAACTCCTCCGGCTCGGTGATCTTGTCCCAAAACCGGGAATACTCCGCGCGGTCGATGCCCGGCGCAATGGTCAGCTTGTAGTTGAAATACACGCCAATCAGCTCGCGCTTGAGGTCGCCGTTCTCTGTGCGCTTGGCGTGCTTGTCCAGAAAGTCAGCAGTGCGCTTGCAGCTGAGGACATCAACTTTGAATTTCTCGCCATCAATAATCAACATCAGTACACACCTCCCGTGACCAGCTTGGCTCCACGCCGGTTCTCCTCTTTGTCGATATAGGGCTTGAGCACCCGAGCCAGTTGGGCGAGGTCTCCGGCAAAGCGGATCGTGATGTCCTGCTGCCCTGTGTAGGCCTCCATGACCTCTGCGAGGGCCTGCTGAATGGTTGCCAGCGGTGCCTCGATGTTGGTGCCGTTGGTCTGGTCGCCCAGCACCGCAAGAAATTCATGGTTTGCCGGAATGACTGCGCCTTGCGCCAGATAGGGGATTTGCGGCGCGGTGATGGGGTCGATGTTGAAGCCGACCCGCTCTACGCCGAGCTTGTCCTGCGCCCATTCGGGAACATCGAAGCCGAAACCGTTCAAGACGCCAATGACGCCGTTCACGCCTCCAACAATGGCCGAGATCATGCCGTTCACCAGACCGATGATTCCGTTGATGGCTGTCTCGATCGTGTCTGTGATGCCCTCCCAGATGTCAGACACAAAGTCCGAGACAGCAGTCCATGCATCGTTCCAGCCCTGCTGGATGTCGGCTGCTGCGCTATCCAGTGCAGTGCCGATGTTTATCCAGAAATCGTTCCAGCCCTGAGTAATATCCTCCCACAGCTGCATGCCGATCAGCTTGACAGTTAGCCACAAGCCATTCCAGATTTCCTTGACTTTTTCACCGGCGCTGCGAATGATGTCGGCGATGGTCTCGCCGAACTTGTCCACACCGGCTCGGATGTCGTCTCCGTGCTTGCGCAGGGTTTCGATGATCGCGGCCAAGATAACCGAGACCGCGGCCACCAGCAAAAGCGGCCAGAGGCCAATGGACGCCACGACCGAGGCGATGAAGACGGCCAAGGCGTTCAAAACCGCGCCCAGAACGGTGGAAAGGATGAAGGTGCTGATTTGCGGCAGAAGGGCCGCGCCCAAAATGGCCAACAGCAAAGGCCAGTTGTTGTTTATGATTTCTCCGAGCTGAGACAAAATGCCAGCCCAATCAACAGCCTCAATGCACTCCATGATTTTTTGGCCAACAGCACCCCAATCGACTTGATCAAGGATGCCGTTGATAGCTTGCAGCACATCTATCGCAAGTGTACCCATCGCAGAAAAAAGCCCGACCCAGTCTATGGAGCTTACCATCGAGACGATGTTCTGGCCCAGAGCCGTCCAATCGGTGCCCTGCACCGTTGCAATGAGCGTGTGCAAAAGGCCGACAACGAATCCGCTAAGCCCCAGACCCGCCTCCATCCATGGAATGTTTGCGATGGCCGAATTGATGCAAGCTGCGATAGAATTTCCAAGGTCTGCCCAGCCTGTGTAGGTCTGGACGAAGCTGTAAAGCGTGAGGATCGCTGCTCGCATTCCGTCCGTCAAAACTCGCCCGAGCAGGGGCCAGTCGAGCTCTGCCACCGCAGTGGTGAGACCTCTGGCGATTCCCGCACCCAAGCTGTCCCAGTGAATGCCTTGCATGAGAGTATCCGCAAAGATGAGTGCCGTGTTCAAGCCCTGCGCTACAGTATGACCGATGGCTTCCCACAATCCCGGCACCTCAATGAATCCGTTGATGCAGTTGGCGATGTTGGTCGCCCATGCTCTGGCTTTGTCCTGAATGTCGGGCCATGGGATTGCGTTCAGGCTATCGCGCAGCTTCTCGCCGATCAGCTGGCCGACTCCGTACCAATCGCCATCTTTGATGGCCTGCAGGATTTCGTCAAGAAACGGGTTGTCCGTGTTAAAGTCGTAGTTAGGGGTGATGGCTCCCGCACCGCCGCCGCTGTTTTTATCCAGCACATCCAGCTCATCAAACTTCGCCAGTGCGCCGTCCGCTGCGCTGCCTGCCGACTTTGCAGCCTTGGCATACTTGCCCATCGCTTTGGCCGCACTCTGGCTCGCCCCTATGGACTTGCCGGTCAGGAAAGACACAAGCTGGGCGATGTAGTAAAAGGCGGTTGCTGCTGCGTTGGCTATGGCCGTGAGAGCCGGAAGAATCGCCTGAAGCAACGGTGCGGCTGCGGTGGATGCTGCGCCCTGCAGGCTGCCGAGCGCGGCTCTCAGCGTGGCCGAGGAGAGCGCGGCAGAACCCATCCATTCGGTGGTCTTCCGCAGTCCTGCGGAGATCAGGTTGAACACCAAAGCCCCGGAGACGATGCTCATAAGGCGATTTCGGAATTTAGCGAGATTCTTACTGCTCTGGGTGAGCTTGGCTCGCAAGCCGTCTACGGCCTGCTGTAGGGTACCAAAGACACGCGTTCCAATACCTCCGACCGTGCGCAGAGCGTTGTTGAGGGTACCAGACAACGCTTTGTTTAATCCGGTGATTCTGCCGGAAAGTAGTCCCGCAGAACCAGATGAACCGGGCACAGAACTTCCTTTAGGCGACTTAGCGGCTATCGCATGTTCACGCGCGGCTCTGCTCTCTGCTGCCTGAGCGGCTTTATCTTGAGCGTTTACCGCTTTCTGTGTTTCTGCAACAATCCTCTCAGCATGCTGTGTAGCCGATTCGTCTACAGTACCATACGCTTTATTTTGCCGATTCTCGATTTTGGCAAAAGATGATTCTATGGCATCGGCTTGCTTGTTAAAATAGGCCTGCATGTCATCTTCGCCGCTAAGATGCTGAATTAGACTTTTTTGCTGATTTACGGCATCGTTTTCTTGATTTAGCTGTGCGGTAAGCGCTGCATGACGCTTTTGCAGGCCAGAAATAGCATCGCCTTGTGCATTGTAATCCGATTCAATCTCAGCAACTTTGGCATCTTGCTTTTCAAGATCATTGAGGAGTTTTTGGTTTTGATTCAGGAGAGAGGTTTCCCCCTCCATGCGAGATTTAAGAACATCTTGCACTTTTGAATCACTCAGGCCGGGGTATTCCGATTTAATATCAGCAAGATGGGATTTTTTGACATTCTCTAGCTGTGCGTTCACCTTTTCAAGAGCAACGGCAGTATCATCAGCGTTTTGGCGGGCTTGATTTAAGCTGTCGCCTAATGCGCTACGCTTTGTTTGCGCAGAATTTAACTGCTTATCTAAATCACCAATCTGCTTTGATGTGCTCTTGACCTTTGCCTGTAACGCTTTTAAGTCGGATTCTGCGCCCTTTTTGTTCAGGCGAGCATCTATTGTGATTGACCCATCTGCCATTGAATCAACCTCCTCTCTTTGACTTTGTTAGAGTTGGATTATGAATTGAGTAACGCAAGCAACCGCTCTTTTTCTGCCCTATTCTCCGCGCTTTCAGGAGCGTGGATTCTGATGATTCGATCGTTCTCTTTGGCAAATTCCTGTTCGCTCTTGTCAAGTTTTTTTCCGTGAGCCCTTTTATATCGAATACTTACGACTTGAGCAAATAGCCCATCTCCAATACCGTAGAAGGCTCCGAGAAATTCCCACCAATGCAAATACTCACATCGGCGGCAACTGTACCCCAGTACTTTATCAACAGCAGGTGCGATTAAGGCTGCATCTTGTTCCCAATCTACAATTCGAGGACGTGGAATTGTAGACTCTTCGGGTTGTCCGCCATTGATAAACAAAAACGCTGCCCGTAACGCAGCATTTGCGTCGGGCAGCGCTTGCCATTTTGGGTATAGAATTTCAAGGCAGGCAGCGTACTGTTCCTGTTGAGTCATTTCCGGGTCTGCTAACGCCGCAAGGGCATCAAGTACAGCTCGGAAATCAGATCGGATGGCAAAATTCTGACCATCTACATCTACGGTTGTGGGCAGTTCCCAAGCGCTCACGCCTTCTGGCCGGGGGCCAGACCCTTGGCCGTGTTCGTGTAGGCACCAGCGTGTTTCTGCACACGCATTTGGCTGGCCTTGATGGCCTTGCCGACCGCATCCTCAATGATGGGGACAGCGGCTTGGAGGACTTTTTCAAAGACCATGGAGCCATCGGGGAGCAGCGCTAGGGCAGAAACCCCTTTGAAGAACACCGAGGAGGCATCGCTGCCGAAGATGTAATTGACCTGTTCCTTGATGAGCTTGTCGGCCTCGATGATCTTATCCACGTCTGCGTCTGCATCCGATGCCAGCCCATCGGCCAGTTGCTGAATGGCACGACGAGCCTCCTCCAGTCGTGCCGCAATGCCAAAATCCGCAGGGTTGACATAAATCGTGCCCAGCAGGGTGTCGTCAAGGTCTTTAACCTCGTAGCTTTTAAGGCCTCTGTCGATTTTCAGTTCCATTGTACACCTCCGTTATGCTTAGGCCTCGGTGAAGGCCTTCGTGCTCGGGTTGAACGTGCCTGTGGTCTTCACGCCAGTGTAGTGAATGTTGAACGGGATCTGGTAACCAGTGGTGTCGCCGCCGTAGCTGGAGACCTCGATGTAGCACTCCTCGCGCACAGCGGGAAAAGCGCCGGATGCCTCCTCGTTCCAGAGCTTGACCTCCACAATGTCGGTTTTGAGGTCGTCCAGAACCATGTTGCCATCAATGATGGCCTGCAGCTTCTCAAACAGGGGGTCGCCCTTTTCAGCGTAGTAGGGGCTGACTTCGCCCTGCTTCTGGTAGCTGTCGATCGTCACGGACGTGTTACCGAGAATGTTTTGCTTTTTCTCGACATTGGCACTCAACTCGGGGGAATACTCCTCCAAATCTTTGCCAAGGCGTACATACTCGGCAGTGCCCTCACTGTCGTTTGCAAAATGGGCATTCAGATAGTGCGCCATGTATTTGCGTTCGATCTTCATATTCAGTTTCTCCTATATGTGATTTGTATCTGAATCTGATATTTTGCGCTATCAACACCAATCTGCGATGGATACGCGGTCAGTGTGGGAACGATAGCGCAAACCCGACCCTCCTCTATGCAGGGGTAGTTTCGGGCATTGTTCTGCTCCACCATCCACGCAATCAAACCCGTATAAAAAGCGAGATTGTCGGAGTTTTGTTTGACATCGGCCCCAAAATTCTCACGCGTAGCAAAAATATAGTTTTGAGTCTGCTTATCATCCAGAACATAATCTCCGAGGATGTTCTCGTGGTAGGTCAGAGTGGATGGTGATGCGTAAATGGCGTATTCGGTTGGATTTTCGCCGAGGTAATCAGCACCAAATCGTTTGTTTTTAGACAGCAGCGGGCATTGCCTAAACCACTTCCGGATTCCCTCAGTGCTATTTGATACCTGCGGCATTTTTTGCCTCCCTTACAATGTCATCGATGTGATCGGCTTTCATTCGTTCGGCCCAAAACGGCCCGGCTAGAGCGTTTTTATCAGTTTTGTACTGAATTGCTCTGCCAGTGGGAGTTTTTCTCTCGCCGGGACGAGAGAAAAATCGTGTAGGCGTTCCACTGTTATCATCAAAAACGGGAATATTCGGGCCATAAACTTCGCCCATGTACATATAATGCGCATAGGGGCCGGGGTACACGATGATGCCAGAGCCTATGTCAGACGCGGCGTAAGGGCTCTTTGCAAGCATAAATGTGTCCGCAGGAGTGTAATCCATGCACCACCGTATTACCGCGTTATCAATGACTTTTTGGACAATTCCATGGTCTCCAAAGCCGTGGTTGGTAAGAATAGTGTTTATGCTATCGAAATCAAACCGCGAATCTACTGACAGTTGCATTAAGCGCCTACGACTTTCCAATGCCGCGCCTGCGGAGCACGACGACTGTCTGTAACCTGCAAGATGGTTGCGGCCTCGGAATGGGTGTCATGGATGGCGGCAGGGCGCAGACCCTCAGTGCCGACACCTAAAACCACGAGATCGCCAGCGGCCAGAGTAAAAGCGGCGGCGGGGTCATCGGCGGCGGCATACTGCTTAGGGGGCAAATATGCCTTGCCGCCGAAATCTGCATCAACAGGGATGCGGATTGTGACCTTGTTTGCCGCTTTCAACCCGGTGCTGTCAACGGTGGTCGCATCAGAATTGAACCAGTGAACGCCCCGGATGATGGTACGCTCGTAAACGTCGCAATCCTGTTCCGGGTCGAATCGCCGGTTGTACAGGGTGATGGTGTCATTGCAAAGCTGCATTTTACCTCACTCCTCTATACAGCAGGGGAACGCCGTAATCGTCCAGCTCGCCGTACAGCATATCCGCCGCGATGGCGTTCATCTGCTTGGCTGCGGCATCGGCATCCGGCACATTCCCGTGATTCTCGGTGTAGCCATCCGTGTTGAACGATGTGACCGTGGGCGACGTGACCTGAGCCACGGCACCGACAACGCTCTCCATCTGCGCCAGCGCGAAAACGCAGAGCTTGACCGCCCTAGGAATCTCGGCCATGTTCTGGACGCGGGAATCCGTCAGGCGGTCAATGCGTTTTCTGCAAGCACATTCCAGCGGAGGCCACGCAGCGGCATCAACGGTGCCGCCTAAACCCTTGTATTCGTCAAAGGTGAGGTACATATCGTGTGCCATGTGTAAACCTCCTCAGCGGCCCGAAATCAGGCCAGAGACAGGATGCGGGCGATGGGGATAGCCTTGCGGGCGATGTACTGCTTGCCCTCGGCCTCGTTGGAGTTCACCAGTTCCCAGTTTTCGCCGTCCTCCAGCTCGTCATCGGTGGGAGACAGACTCTTCATCTTGGCCTTGGTGAAATTGATGCCGTAGGGGGCAAAGCACTTGCGCTGGCGGCCATAGAGGGTGTCCTCGCCGCCATTGGTATGAGGATCACGATCCATCTCGTAAGGCACCTTAGCGCCGCAGTCGGTGTACTCGATAGCGCCATCACCCAGAACGTAGGTGGTGTAACGGGTCTGAGACACCTTAGCCACGCCTGCGGTGGTCTGAGCGGCAGCGGCCTTGACAGTGCCATTGACGGTCACGACAGGCAGCTTGCCCTCGCCGCCGAAAATCTGCTTGAGGGTAACGACAGCGCCGGAAACGGTGACGATGAACTTGCCCTCATACTGGGCAGACAGCACGGTTTTCAGAGCCTGAGCCTCAGCAGCGGCATCGCCGGTCTTGAGGGTCTTGTTGGCGGTGGAGGTGGATGTGGCAAAGGTATAGGTCTGGCCGTCCACGGTGATGGTGTCGCTATTCACGCCAGCAGTGCTGACAGTGATGGTGTAAACGCCCTGCACCTCCATGGTGGTGACAGTTTCCACGGCGGGCATGGTGTCGTCAACCAGAACAGCGCGGCCATTCAGGGTGCCGATCTGCAGCTCACGCTCGATACCGTCCTTGTCGGTGTACTTCATGTACGCCAGCAGCTTGAGATTTTCGAGGCCAGTTGCAACGGCAGAGTGCATGATAGCGAGGCTGAAAGCGCCCTTGTTATCACCGCAGGCACGCTGCATAGCGGTGTTCAGGGATGTGCCGTCCATCAGGCCCAGAGCGCCCTCGGAGTTGGTCTTGCCGGTGACATCGTAGGTGTGCTCACGGACGAACTTCACGCCCTCAGCATCTTTCATAGCGAAGATGCCGGTCAGAATCTTGATGATGGTGGCCTGATCGACTTCCTCCCAGTATTCACCGATCTGAGATGCGACGTCAGCGAGAGTATCCTCGCCGCCGGTGATGTCGTAGGAGAAGTCGCGCTCAGTCCATGCCTGCGCGCGGCCCACGACAACGCGGGAGTGGGAGAAAGTCTTGGTGGGGTTGCTGGTGATGTTGGTAGAACCGTCATAGTTCTGGGGAACCGCGCCGCTGATGATGCCGCGCAGGGGAATGGTGACGTAGTTGCCACCGACCTGATCGCTCATGGAGTCGGCGATGTCCTGACGCTTTTTGATGGCGCGGGACTTAATCAGCTCGTTGCGGTTCAGGTTGGGAACGCGGTCAACATACTGCTTGAACACGTTACCATTGAAGTTTTTGGAATCAAAGATTGCCATGTGGTTATGCCTCCTGTTGAATTTTTAGGGGTTCATCGGGTGTAGCTCGATTAGTTAAAATCGGGCACGAAGTTGGGATCGGCATTTGCTGCCGCCATCTGCTCGGACAAGCTCATTTTATGCGGGTTTCCATCGGGCTTTGCGGGAACCGTGATAGACGGGCCTTTCTTAGCCGGGGCCGGTTCATCAACGACAAAACTGCCGGGGTCGTCAGTTTTGTACTGGGTCAGAAACTCGTCGTAGCCCTGCATCTTGCCGTTCTCGTCCTGCTTAAACTGCTTGGCGATGGCATCCGCGATAAACTGCTTTTTCGCGGCATTGGAGCTGAACTTGACCTCGCCCGCCTTTTCGCGGATGGCAAATTCATACGCCTGTGCGGCGATTTTCCGCTCCCACTCCTTGCCGTCATTCTCGCGCTGCTGACGCAGTGCCGCGAGATCGGACTGAACGGATGCCAGCTTGTCAGCATCGGTCTGTGCGGCGGTCAACTTGGTCTGCAATTCGGCCATGTCGGTGTCACGCTGCTTGACCTGCCCCTGCAGGTCGGAAATCTGACCCTGCAAGCCTTTGACCTTGGAATCCATCTTATCGCGGCTGACGTAGGAACCGTCCGCGATATTGGCGAGTTTCAGGCCCGCCGCGCTGATCTTTTCGGTCAACTGGTCGTAGGTCAGTGCCTCGCCCTCGGAAAACAGATTTTTGAGCAACTCCATAAGATTGTCCTTTCGCCGCGATTGATTTAGCTTATAATCGCGCGGCCACTCCGCGCACGTCGCGCCATCGCATTTATTTCCCTGCAATGCCGGGTATTTATTTATCAGCCAAAACGGCGTGATAACACAGAAAAAGCGCCATTTCAGGCGCTTACCTTTATGGCCCTAAATCCATCCACTGCCATGCGGTCACGGCGCTGTGACAGCCCGGATTGCTTGGCAATGAGATTGTATCGGGCGCTTAGGGTGTTGATGTGCTGCTGTGCTTCACGGCGCAGGTCATCGTCACCAGCGGCCCGTGCCGCAATGGCAACATCTTTCCAGCGGCGGGTATCGGTTTCGATTTTCCGCATCATCTGCGAACACTGATAGAGGGTCAGACCCTCTTTGCTGCCGACAGTCACGCCCGCATGGTTTGACCTTATCCATGCCGCCAGTTGGTGGTCGGAATATTTGCGCACCGAGTATTCGGTGCTGAACGGCGCGGCAAAGTGCCCGCAGTTCCACTCGCCGATAGGACGCTTGAATCCTGCAAAGTGATGGCCGTCCACGTCCACGCAGGCCATGCCTGCCTGCATCTTGGCGTATTCGGCCAGCAGGAAAATGTGACCTTGCACCGGCTCATGGTCGGGGGCGCTGTTGAGATGTGCGGACAGCTCCACGGCATCATAGCCCAGCGCCTTGCCGATTTCGTCGGCGCTGTGCTGGGCAATTTGGCAAGCCCCGTCAATGATGTTCTGACGGGCGGCGGTATCAAGGCGGCGGTGATAGCCGCTTGCGTACTGCACCTGCATCCCTGCCAAGCCTATATCTTTGATGGTCTGCCGCATAGCCGATTTGTAGTCGGTCATGCCGGTGGACACGCTCAAAATGGCCTTATCTATGGCCTGTTGATAAGGCACGGATATGGCCGTAGTGTTGGACAGGTTTTGCAGCGCCCCGGAGGTCTGCGCGGCGATGTTGCGCGTGTACTGTACAAGCCGCTGATTCTCCTCACGGGGCAGCGGATGCGCCGCCAGCGCGGCTTTGAATCGCGGGTCGGTAAAGTTGTCCTGCAAGGCGGTGTTGTACACAACGGCCGTCTGCTGCTGTGTCAGCCGGGTTGCGGCTTGGAGCTTGCCGGAAATATCGGCGATGTCTGCACCCATTTCCAGCATGATCGTGTAACGGTGTATGCTGGTGGGGTTCATCTCACCGATTTTCTTTATCTGTGCCGCTATTTTCTGGATGAAATACAGATTGACTTCATCCAGATTCGCAATCATTTTGCGAACGGCGGCATCAAGCTCTTTCTGGGTCAGCATGGGTCATCACTCCTCGCCGGGGCCACTCCCGAACGGTGTAGCCGGGTTGCTCCCATCCTGATCGGCACCGCCGTCATCATCCGGGGGAACGGTGACATCGCTCTGGTCGGGATTAGGCTGCTGGATAGCCATAGCGGCCTGCATTTCGCTGACCTTTTCCTGCTGGACTTCCTGCAAGGCTTTTTCGGCCTGTGCGCGGGTTTCGCCAAAGAACCACATACGCATCTCAATTTTGCTCATCATGCCGTTATTGAGCATGAGGAGCCGCTGCTGCAACTGGGTTTCGGTGTCGGCGATAACGGAATCATCCCAATCGAACGACACCTCATATTCACCAGCGGGGGCGAGGTTGTACAGATCGGCGTACTTATCCATCGCCCGCACGACTTCACGCAGCGCCCGCTCAAGGGCCTGCTGGTTGTCGGCAATGGTGGTATAGGTACGATTGCGCAGGATAGTCAGCTCAGTGGCCGTGCGGGCCTCTGTGTTGGCATCGGAGAGGGTGCCGCGGGCCAGCCCGGACTGATCTTCAATCTTCATCAAGATTTGGTTCAGACCGGCCACAAGGGAGCTATCGCGCAGGGTCGGGGCGAAAACATGATATGTTTCATCAGTGCCCAGATCGACCGCGCGGAACAGGCGCTCGTTCAGCTTGGGAGTTTCCATAGCCTTTGCGCCGTTACGCATAACGCCGTCAATGGGCCGCAAGGCCATCGGGTCAACGTCGATAGCCATTTCGCCGCCCTCAAACTCCCACAGCAGGCGGCTGTACTGTGTGTCAGCCTCCTTGATGGTGTCCATGCTCTTGGCGAACACAGCCACGCCCATAGGGGAAAGCGGGTCAACGGTGTTCGCCGATGCCACGCGGAACCAGCCAAAAAGCTGTCCATCCACATTGTTGACATAGACCACGGGCTTGAGGTCTTTCCACTGCGGTACTTCTGTCAAGGAAATTTCCTTGCCGAGAGCATCGCGGGAACTGGACTTAAAGGCCCGCTGCGTGATTTTGATTCTATCGCCCTCAACGGTGTGCCGCTCAAGGCGGGAATAGTAGGTCTTGCCCTCCGAGAACATATCACGGAAAACGACATCGGACAGGTCGCTGTCATCGCCGAAAGCAATGGGGTACAAATCCCAATCGGGGGTATAGTCGAAATAGATATGCCCATCACGGACATACGGCTTTATCGTCATACCGCCTGCCGCGCATCCGATCTCGGTTTTGCTCCGTAATTGTGTAGCCAGTTTTTCAAACTCTTTGCTCAGAAATTTCGAGCGCGGGTTGGTGATGTCCTCGCCGGTGCCGTCATCCTTGCCCGCCGTGATGCTCCACTTAAATTCAAGCGTGACCTGCCGGGAAATCTCGGACGCGATGAACGCAGGAATGTTGAGGGTTTTGACTTGCTCGTTTTTGTAGACGGGCTTGTCCAGATACGCCCGGTGCCATGCTTCGAGAGCAATCTGCATCTCCTGCGACAGCGGCGTGTCGATGTTCTCCACCTGCTGGATATTCTGATACGGAATCACTCTGCCTAACACCTGCCTTATCATGGTATAGATACTTGAAAAAATAGACATGGGCTGTACCTCACAGGCCGCGCCGTTTCCAGATTGGATTGAGCGCGTACCGCACACTGTCAATGCTGTGGTTGTCCTTATCGGGGTATTGCCCGGTCAGTTCGTCGTCTTTGGTGCGCTCGTATTCGTATTCGGCGAACTCTCGCGCCGTTTCCGGGCATCGGTTGGGATCAACAACGATTTTCACCAACGATTGCAGCCATTTCATGCTGTACCGCACGGAATCCGGCCCCTTTTCAGTGGGGCGGATGGATGCGCCGTAGGCTTTCAAGTCCGCAATGGATTTCGGCTCGGCGCTATCTGCAATAATGAGGTCTTGCGATGTTACATTCTTTTCTTTCTGCAGGCGCTGCCAGAAAACCTCATTCGGGGTTTTGTTGCAGCGCAGTTCATCGAAAATATAGAGCGTCATCTTCGAGGGGCGATAGCACATCTTGCTCCAATGGTTGGGGTCGGGATACCAGCCCCAGTCGATGCCCTCGTAGATGTAATCAAACGACGCGATTTCGGCATCGGTGATTTCGCGCAATTCAAGGTTGCTGAACACCTCGCCGCCCGTGCCCGTGGGGATGCCCAGATACTCATGTTCATAGGCGCGGGGGTTGGTTTGCCGCAACAGCTCCGCATCATCAAAGAACATCTGACCGAGCCATTCAGGCGGCACGGTCAGATAAGTGCTGGAATGAACCAGCCGATCAGGACGCTGGACAAGCGCCTCCTGATTCATAAAGTTGTTCAGGGTGATGGGCGGGTTGAACGACATGAAATTCCAAAATTTAGAGCCACCACGGTTGGTAGATTGCAGCACGTTTCGGATTTCTTTCATCCCATCGAACGTGTCCGCTTCTTCAAACCATGTGATGGCGCAGTACCCTTTGGGGAATTTCAACGATTTCAGCTTCATCGGGTCATCAAGACCGCGAAAGAGAATCGTCTGCCCGGTGCTTTTCCGGGTGATGCTCATGGGGGAAACATGACAGATAAATTCGCTGTCAAGGCCCAGTTTGTCAAGGGCAAAGACCATCTGGCTGTAAACAGAATCGCGCAGGGTGTTGGCGGTCTTACGGAATATGACCGCGTTGCAAGCCTCGTTCCCCGGCTGAACCATAATCAGCGGGATAGCAAAGCCGATAAAGGACGATTTCAGCGAACCGCGCCCGCCCTTGAGGAGATATTGCGAGTGCCGATGATCGAGAACATCATCCAGCAGTTCGTCATAGTTAGGCGCGATGACATCTTCGATGTAAACATCAGGCATCGGGCGCCGCCTCCCCATCGGCAGGGGTCGTGACGGGTGTAGCCGCGTTTGCCTGATCGGCGTCAGCTTGCTCCACTGCCGGGACATCGCCCTCAGCCACGGGGGCGGGCTTCTCGCCGCGTATCAGGTGGATGCGCACCGCATTAGGGTCATCGGCAGGCGCGGACTTGCCGGGGCTGTCTGCGCCCTCTATGGGTGGCTCAGGCGGGGTAAACTCGTCAACGCCAAACTGGCCGGGGGTGCCCGGTTCCTGCCCCAGAACGCGCAGAATGGCGAACAGGGATTCAATGTTGCCATTGATGGCAGATTGGATAAGGGGGATGAGCATCTGCACCATGAGGGTCGTATTCTCAGAGAACACGTCATCATAGCTCGTCAACTCGGCGCTGGCCTTGTAGTGGGCCTTGCCGCCCTTTTTCTTGTGCTGGGGTTTTGTCAGCAGGTTCAGCAGGGCATCCTTTACCAGCTTCTCCTCCCGGCGCTTTTTGGCCGCTGCCTTACCGCCTTTGGAGCGGATAGCGAACGCCTCCTCCGGGGGGAGCTGATTCAGTGGCGGTTTCATCCCGGATGTATTGCGAGGCTTTTTCTGCTTTTTCTCGCCGGTGTCGGCGGGCTTCGCGTCTTGCGGCGCGGGGCTTGCGCTGATCTCCGGCATAGCCTCGGTATTTTCGGGCATCTGCTGCCACCTCCTATCAGTAAAAATAAAAAAGCACCCGGCGCATTTCAGCGCTGAGTGCTAAAGGGTATTCAGTTACTTGCCCTTTTTGGCGGCGGGCTTTTTACCCGCCGCCTTTTTCGGGGTAGTGGTTCTCTTTTTGGTCTTAGCGGTGGACTTTCTGCCGCTGATGTTGTCGTTCCAACCGGCCTGCAGGGCAGCCATCGCCTCTTTGGTGAATACGGGTTCTTTGTACGCCATTGCTGTATCCTCCTGTTTAGTTGTCGCTTGCGCGGTAAACCAGCGCCTTGCGATCAATGATGTTGTGGTAGCCGTTCACATCGGATGTGATGACATTATAGCCCATTGCCATAGCGTAGATGCTGTAATTATCGCTATCCGCGCGACCCAGCGCCTGCGCAAACTTAGGATGGCTGCGCTGGAAAGTCGGGATGCGGCTCCGCAGCGTATTCAGCGAAATGGGGTGCGCGGTCTGAGGATTCAGTACCGCGATAGCCGTAGCAGAGGTTGTGCCATTGCCATAGCCGGTGCTGCGCCCGCCCGTCTTATCGAAATAGGTACCCGCACCATAGACCTGCCCGCCGTGCTTGCCGCCGATGTAGTTCAGAGAACTGTATTTCAGCATATCCGTCACATCCTTGGCCGTATAGGTGAACGTAACCGACCCGGCCTTAAAGGTAATCGGGTTGACAGAACGGGCCAGAATATTGCGGCGGGGGATACTGTTATCTTTGAGGTACTGGTCGAACGACGCATCATCGAGAACCGTGGGCTTTTCGTTGACACCGGCCACAAAAGCGAATTTCTGCGTGATGTCGGGTGCATCGTTCAGATGGTTAGGAATCTGCGCCGCCTTAGCCTGCCGTAACAGACCCGTGAGCTGGTCATCGCTCATCTTCGTCAGCGCGGACAGCGCATCGGGCTGAACCGGCGTATTTGTCGGCGTGGGAGCCTGTGCGATAGGCGGCTGCTGAGGTTGCGGCGGCTGTTGCTGCTGTACCGCTGCCGGGGTGATGATGTTACCGGCGTTGATCTTGATGCTCTGCGGCACTGCAAACGACGGAGCATTCTGAGGCTGCTGCTGTGTAGCCGCAATGCCCGCGCCGCCGCCAGCGCCCATGCCGCCGCCCATCGAGGACGAACTGCCTCTACCTCCCATGACGGGCCTCCTTACTTCTTGCCCTTTTTAAGGGCAGACTTTTTCTTTTTAGCGGCATCCATCTCGGCATTGAGCTTGGCAATACGCTTTTTATCAGCGGCGCTCACAGGGCCATTGACGATGCCGTAGCCGTTGGAAGTCCAGCGATCAATGCCGGTATCGCCGGGGGTCAGCTTTTTCTTCGATGCAGTGCTTTTCTTGGTTGCCATAATGCGTACCTCCTTAACCGACCTCGACGACAACGACGATTTGACGGTTGTTGTTATAGATTCCGGGCGACATACCCTTAGAACGTGTGCGGCGGCTCTTGTCATCCTTAACATCGACAATCCGCATATTTTTCTGCGGGCTTGTGGGGGCAAGGACGACTTCGCCCAGACGACCACCGGGGCCGTTTCCGGGCATCATTGCCTGTACATTGGCTTTTACCTTGTACTCGAAACGCACCTCGCGGGTCGTGAATGTGTCCGCGTTGGATGCGTTTTTGAAATCGTTATACGATGTGGACAGGAAACGGTTCTCGCCATAGGTGTGACCTACGAGCGCGGTTTTCAACTGCGCAGCGGTCATATTACCGGCGGTATTGTGAACACCACGGGCGGCAAGCATACTGTCCAGCACGTCCGCATGGTCGTACCGGGTCAGGTTGACGTTATAGCCGATATTGTGCATAGCGCCCATGAGGTTGTCATGCACAAACTGCTGATTCGCGGTAAGTTTCTGACCCATCGCCATCGCATGGTTCATATTCTGCGACATGGAGTACATCGTGCCGCTCTCTTTGGCATCGGACAAATAATTCATCACAGCAAGGCGCTGATCGATGCTCAAATTCTGCTTGGCATAATACTGCTGACCGTTATACAGGTTGTGATACGGAGAGTTGTCCGTGGCGCTGAACACCTGATTGTTGAGGTTCTGCGCCTGCTGCGCCGTGGGCACAACATTAGGCTGCTGCTGATTATCGGGCTGTTGTGCCGCCGCCTGCGGGGCTACCACGGGAGCGGCGGGCTGATTCTGCTGTTGCGGGGCGAGGTTGAAACTGCCCAGTCCACCGCCGCCAATACCACGGCCAGCCGGGGCATTTCCTGCCGTGCCCATGCTGCTTGTACTGCCTCTACCGCCCATTGTAACACCTCAATCCGATTCTGTCGATTCTTTTTTGGCGCGGATTCGCGCCTTGAGTTTTTCCTGAAACGCTGTAACGTGAAAAATGTTTCCCTCGCACCCGGCGGGCACCTTGCCATAGAAGATGATCTGCGCGGGTTGTAAGCGCCGTAGCATCTCATTGTACCCGGCCATGAACAGGTCTGCCGATTCGGGGCTTGCCTGTGTGCCGACACTCGACACGGCCACCGCGCCGCCAATCGGCTCACCGTCAAAGCACCATGCAAAGCTATCCGGCGTACTCCATGAGATGGTCGGAATGACCTTGATGCCGTGGGCCTGCCAATAGGCACCCAGCCAGTGCTTGCGGTAATGGTTGTAAATCTGGATAATGCGGGGAAAGTCTGTATATGTGCTGAAATCGGGGGTGCATACGGTATCGAACCGCGCCATCATGCCGAGGTAGTTATCGGGATGCGCCCAGATGCGGTTGAACTGGTAATCGTCAACGAAAAAGTGAACGCCATGCTCTGACGGCTCCTCGCACCCTTTGGCGTAGTTGAAACTTATCCAGTTTTCAGCCGTAGTCAATTCGGGCCGCAGGATGGGGATGTCGAACCGCCCAGCGCCGGGGAAAATGCCCTTATTGAGATTTTCGTAATTGCGCTCTGTGCGGTACACCATAGACCTCCGGGAAAGCAATAAAAATGCGCCGCAGTTGTGACACTGTGGCGCGTAATATAGGGGCAGGTCAACGGCGGCAGTACCGGCATCGGCCCTCGCGGCGAACCGCGATAATAACCAAAATTAGGCGCGTCATACGGGGAAAGGAGAAAAAGCCCGTTTTGCCGTGGACGCGCCGCGAGGTGAAATGCCCTCAAGCCTCGCATGGTTGCACAGGCTGGAATCGAACCAGATACTTGCAGGGTATGAACCTGCCGAGCTACCAGTGCTCTACTGTGCAATATAATATAGGCCACTGATCGAAAACCGCCAGCGGTGGAACCGCGTGAATGGATTGCAAACCGCAATTTGCCATCACTGGGGAGGTGCAGATCACTTGTGCCGCCGCAATGGCCGGACGGCGGCAATGGCCTAATGGCACCGCGTAAGGGCCTCGCACCCTACCGCGCTTTTGGGAGCGCAGCGCCCTGTGGCTATCGCGGCAAATTTAGTGCAGGGGTCAAGGGTCTGCACAGCGCCGGGCGTGAGAGGCGCACCCAGCGTATAGGGCTTTTGCCACCTCGGCGCAAACACGAACGCCGCCGCGCTTATTCACGCAGCGGCGTTTGGAGGTGACAGCGGGGAAAGCACGAGCGAGGGAGCGCCCAGAACTCCCTCGCCCTAAACCCGCAAATACATAATACGCGCATGGGAGCGAACAATCAATATTTTACGTTGAATTGTTCGTTTTGTTCGCTTTTTTCTATGCGGTTTTTGCTAAATAGCGCTTGCAGGCCATACGGCAGGCATCGCCGGTGTATCCCGCGCCCACGCTTGCGCCCACCTGCGCCCACGACAGGCCGTCCACAAAGCGCAAGTGCATAATGAGCCGCAACTGTGCATCGTCCACGCCGTCAAGGTACGCCGTGATACGGTCACGCTCTGCCATAGCGCGGGCCAGCTTGCCCCTGATCTGCTCTTTCAGCTCGATAATGGCTATCGCGTCACTTTCGACACTCGACCCCGCACCGCCGCCACCGGGCATCCCGGACATATTCGGCCCGCCGGGGGATGTGGCGCGGGCCTCAAGCTCTGCAAGGTGCTGTTTATCACGGTCAATCTCTAAATTCAGCCAATGGAGTTGAGATAATTCTTTCATCGTCATGTCAGACGGCCTCCTTTGCCGTGATGATTTTTGCTTTTAGTGATTCCAGCAGGTGGTTTTGTTCGGTGACACGGCCCATGACCGTTGCGATGGCATCCTCATCCTGCCCGCCCTGCACGACCAGCGAATGGATGACAACGGGATGCGTCTGCCCCTGCCTGTGTAGCCGCTTGTTCGCCTGCAGATAAACCTCCGCCGAGTACGTCAGCCCAAACCAGATGATGTGATGCCCGCCGTGTTGCAGGTTGAGGCCGTAGCAGCAGGACACGGGATGGGCCAGCAGAATGTCCACCTCTCCAGCGTTCCATGCCCGTTCATCATCAGGGCCGTTGTATACTCGCACCCGCAGACCCAGCGGCTCAAGGGCGGCGAGGATGCGGGCGAGGTCGTGCTGAAACCAATAGAACAGCAGGGCGTGTTGACCGTGCAGACCCTCGATCAGCTCCACCAGCGCGGCCAGCTTGCAGTCATGGACGGGGATGACCTTGCCATCCTCATCATACACGGCGCCGTTGCAAAGCTGTAACAGCTTGCCCGCCAGCACTCCCGCCGTGCCCGCCGTGATGGTCGATTCATCAACTTGCAACAGTGCATCCCGCTCCAATCGCTTGTACGCGGTAGCGGCAGGGGCGTCCAGCTTGACGGGTATCTCATCATAGATGCGGTCAGGAAGGGTCAAATAGTCATCGCTGGACAAGCTGATGCAAATATCACTGATGGCGGCATAGATGGCATCCGCCGCGCCCCGGCGGGCCTTGTAAGTAAATATCTGCGATCTGCTGCGCTTGTCTGGCTCAAAGTACATATCGCGGTAAACGGAGATCGTGCGGCCCAGCCGCTGCCCACCGTCCAGCAAGTAGACCTGCGCCCACAAATCCATCAAGCCGTGCGGCGAGGGGGTGCCGGTCAATTCTACAATGCGCTTGATTTTAGGTCGCATTGACCGCAGGGCCTTAAACCGCTTGGCCTGATGGTTTTTGAACGATGACGATTCATCCAGCACGACCATATCAAACGGCCACGCCTTGCCGTACTCTTTGACAAGCCACTGCGCATTGTCCCGATTCGTCACATAGATGTCGGCATCCACTGCCATCGCGGCGCGGCGTTGTGTAGCTGTTCCCAGCACCTCGGAGCAGCGCAGATGCCGCAGATGCTGCCACCCTGAAATTTCGGTGCGCCATGTTGCCTCGGCAACTTTCTTCGGCGCAATGACGAGGCATCGCCGAATTTGCCACGCATAATACTTGAGATAGTTAAATGCAGTCAGCGTCATCACGGTTTTGCCCATGCCCATGTCCACGAAAAGCCCGGCGGCAGGGTGATCGATGATGTGCTGGATGCAAAACTGCTGATAGGGGTAGGGGTGGAACTCTTTACAATCCATCTTGCCGCATGACCTCCTCGCAATGGCTGAGAATCATCTGCACCTGTTCCGGGGTCGATACCGTGCTGAACACAGTAAAGCCCAGCCGCCGCATCTGATTCTGTACATACATCTGCCGCATCCGCTCCCGCTTGCCCACCTGCTTAAGCTCCGCGAACACGACACGACCTCCCGGCAACAGGATCATCCTGTCGGGCACCCCAGATGTGCCGGGGCTTTCAAATTTCAGGCATTGCGCTCCGCCGCCCAATTTCTTCACACCGTCACGCAGTTTGCGCTCGATGACCTTTTCCAATTCCGGCATCCTAATAACCTCCCATCTTTTTCGCGGCATCGCCGCCGCGCTTGTCCACCTGACTGACACACGCGCACGCGCGTATAGACCCGTAAATACGGGGGTATATGCGCTCTCACGCGCGTTATTTTACTTATTTTTATTTTTATTTATTTTAAGTGTCAGAAGTGTCAGCTATAGATATATTGCAACGATACATCGTTAAAATTTAGGCTGACACTTTAACTGACACTTGTATTTTGCGTGTCAGTTGTGTCAGTGCGCTTGTTCACGATTTTTTCATATTTGACTGACACTTCTGACGGTTCTGACACTTGGCATATAAGGAAGTGTCAGCTTTTTGGCCCAAAGTGTCAGTTGATTTTTATACATATTACACCTGTCTGTTGAATCTCCGATAACCGCGCTGCTGCTTGTATGGCCCAAACTTCATGCCCCGGTTAGCCTCCCATCCGGGGGTGCTTGCCAGCACGGCGTTGATTTCGCGGGTGTCTGCCTGCTTGATGTCGCGGGGGGCACCGTTGAAAAGTTCGCACCAAACCTCGGCGGCACAGATGCGGTCACGGGGCATCGTCGGGATGTCCTGCCCCTTGCAAGCCCCGGCCCAGTAATCGCGGCGCTTGTCCAGTGGCCACTCAAGCCAGTTCGTGGGAACATCACGCTCCACAAAATCACGGATAAGACCCTCGCGGACGGATGCCTCGCGGTGATCTTCCTGCCGTGCGCGGGCCGCGTCTGCCAGATCGCCGGTCAGGAACAGCGGCTCTCCCATCATCCAGCGCATCTTTGCCTCAGCCCAAATCTGATTGATTTCGTCATCGGTCAGATCCCATGCACGGTGAATCAGTTCGCCTTGTCCCACATCCACGGGCCAGAAACGGCGGTTGCCCGTGGTGTCTTGCAGAAAATCGCTGACGTTGCAGGTGCCGAAAAAGACACAGCAGCGGGGCAGTTCCTTTACATTACGGCCATAGGCGGCGCGGTAGCGGTCATAGCGCAGACTCAAAAACTGCTTGATGCGGGATACATCTGTTTTGCGGAAAGCATCAAGTTCTGCCACTTCGACCAGCCAAACGCCCTGCAAAAGCTCGGATGCCTCTTTTCCCTCGAATGTGCGGATGCTGTCGTTGTACCAGCCCTTGCTCATTCTGTCCAGCAGCGTGGACTTGCCGAGGCCCTGCGGCCCGCACAGAATCAGCATATTATCGAACTTGCATCCCGGCTCCATCGCGCGGGCCACAGCACCGACAAACGCCTTGCGGGTGACAGCGCGGGTATAGGGGGAATCGTCAGCACCGAGGTAATCGATGAATAGGGTGTCCAGCCGGGGAACTCCATCCCACGCCAGACCCTTGATGAAATCCTGCACCTCGTTAAATGCGTGTGTAGCCGCATGGATGTCCAGCCCTGCGTCGATGGCGTTGCGCTTGGTAATTTTGTATCCCTTTTCCATGTACCAGTACATTGCGCTGATGTCAGAATCAGCCCATGCCCGCCGCTTGAATTTGTCGGGGTCTTTGTCCCACGGCAGGGGGTACAGCACCTCGCCGCGCCCGCTGAACTCATTCAGCATGAACCGTCCGCACAGGCGGGGGTCATTGTTGAGAATCAGCAGAACATTGTCGATGGTCTGCTTGATTTTGCCGTTTTCGTCACGCTGGATATAGCCCAGCCATGCGTTGGGGTCGGTCTGCTGACCGTCATCGCCGATGACCTCGCCCTGCACAGGTTCGGCGCCGTCACTGTCGCCGGGGGTCTGCTGAGGCCCATTGCCGGGGAGGGGAGCGATAGCGCCAAAATCGGCCTGCAACTGGGCAAACTGCTCTTTGTTGTAGATGGCCTGCACCGCGCTATCCTGCAGTGCCATTTCACACATCGCCTTATAAGATGGGAGCTTGCTGACCGGGGTATTGCCGGGGGCACTGTCGTCCTTATCGCCGTACAGGTGCAGGCGAACAAGATCAAAGGCGTTCACAAGCTGCATAGAGCAGGGGTCGGTAGCGTGATGGCTGTACAGGAATTTGCCGTTATCGTAGATGATAGCGCCGCCCGCCGTGCTGCCGCCCGTATAGGTGTACCGCTCCTCGCTGCCCATAATGCACGGGGTATAGATGCCGGGCAGAAAC